GAGTTTGTTAAGAAAGTAGACTTATCTAATGGGTATATAAAAGTTTCAATAACTTCTTTTAATATATTGACTACATCTTTACGTACTTATGATGGTATACATTTTAATAATCATTATGAAAACATTAATAAATTAAGAACTATTAATGAATTCACTAAGAAAGCTAAAAAAACTTTTAAAGATGAAGGATGAGAAATATGAAACAACATGTAAACTTGTGATGATAGGATGGGTTGGTATAGTATTGACAACTCTTGCAGTTGCAATATGTGAAAATATATTCTAAATGTGGTCACGTGTGACCAACTAACAACACAAGTAGTTAATACATATAATAACATATGTAATAACGTAAGGGAAATTTAGTAATCATTGATTATTAAGTTTGAGTGAGTGAGATGATCTAAGGGTGATGGGAAACTGTCACCCTTATTTCTAACTACGGGATGTACAAGACAAGTGTTACGACAACAAAGTATTAATAAATAAAAATAAAAAGATAATTATGAGTGCATTAAAATTTTTAAAACAAGAATGGAAATTTATAACTAAAGCAGTTATTTGTTGTTTTGCTATAGTATTTTTAGTAATGATTACATTTATAAAATCAATAAGCTACATTAAATCTGATATGAATGTGGTTGAAACAGAACAAATAATAAATGATAATAGGAATACAGATGAGTGATAGAAAGATAAACATGCCAATAAGCTTAGTAAAACAAATGATTGATCCTTTGTTTACTAAGAGTATACGTGATAAACAATTTGTGATTGATGCATTTATCTCAATGTTACCTGATTATAATCTAGAAATGTTTTTGGAACTGGTAGCTAGAAATAAGTATACACCAGTCAAAAAAGGATCACATGTAATGTTTAGACCTAATAGATATTTTTTTGATGATTATGATCAAGATACTATGATAGACATGGGGTTGTCTACAAAGGATGATTACGTTTATGGTATAGTTTTAGATGATGATTCATATAGTAATGATTTTAATCCTTATGCTCACAAAATGAAAGTGAATATATATGTATGGTATGATAATGAATTTACTTACAGAAAAGAATCAATTAATACAATGGATTTAAATGTAATAAAAGAATCAGACATACCTTATTTTAAGATTATTAAAAATGAAATCCAAGTATAGGTTTGGGATAGTATCATATAATGTTATATCTGATCCTGAAGTATCAACTAATGCTAAGATAGTTTATACTGTACTTGCAGTTCATTGTAATAAAAAACGTACTTGTTTTCCTTCAATAGGTACTATAGCTGACATGTTAAGTGTTAGTTATAGCACCGTTTGGAGGTCAATGAAAGAGTTAAAGATAAAAAAATGTATAGAAAGAAGTGGTAAAATAATAAAACTTATAAGATAAATACCAATAGATAGCTATACTACTGCTTTTTATTTTCATTGACACAAGAAAAGTATGTTTTATGAACACATAAATTACATACTTTTGTGACTATGTTATACCAATTACCAAACGGAAGAGTGATAGAGATGTCACTTGAACAATTTCTTTCAATGACTGATGAAGAATTGAATGATCTTAATGGTTTAGGTAATGAATTTAGTTCAGATGTAGTAAATCCTTTTTATAAGTCTTCCCTCAAAGACATTAGTAGAGGTAAAGTAGAAAAGTCTACAGGTATAGAAAATGATGGTATTGAATATTTAAATGAAAAAGAACCATCATTAGATGAAATATCTGATATAGACAAGTTATTAGATGGATACTTCCATCCTGATGACATTTAGAAACAATTCACACAATTTTATTAACCAATTTAAAACCAAACTGACATGACAGACAATGGTAAAGTAACTATTGCTCCAGATGAGCAAGGAAATGTAATTAGAGTATCAAGAAACAACCCTGAATTCGGGCACGTTAGACTGACTCAAGAAAAAGTAGCATTTGGTGCCCAAGGATGGGTAAAAAAATCTACAAGAAGTACACTTATACACGGTAAGGTAGAAGATCTTCAAGCAATTAATATTGCTGATAAGACAGAACTACCTGGACAAATTGTAATTAGAGAACAAATGGAAGCATTTAGTGCTGATAATCCTGATAGAGATCTTAAAATTGCAGGTGATACTGAAATAGTATGTTGTAGACACGGTGAACCTATCTACAGAAAGACATTCTATTCAACTGATCCGGATGAAGGAGATACTTTAGTTGCTCATACAAATGGTGATGCTATTAGAGAAGCAAACGGAGCTCCACCAAGAACAACTGTATCAGCAGAGAAATTAGCTGAATTAACTAATCCAACTGATGATGAACCTAAAACTTCTAGAAGAAAAAAGAAAGAGGAGGATAATCAAGTTGATCTAGAAGATTCTATTGAAGAAATTGAAGAAGAAGCTAAGATTGAAGAAGTTGAAGTTGAAAATTCAGAATTTACACTTTAATAAAGATTTAGAAATGAAAACTTGACCACAATGGTCGTGTGGGATGCTACTGGATATTCCAGCCTACAATGTCTGATTCCATTTCTATTTAGAAGAGAGCTCATTTAATTATGGGCTCTCTTTTTTTACACTTATAACTCACTTACTAACAAACTTAATAAATTTAAACTATGCTTAATGAAATACAAATTAAAAAATTAAAAGTATCAAAAGTTAACTCACACTTAAACTATCTAGGTATACTAGAAGATTTTGAATTAATATCTAAAGGTTTAGACAAAGCAATTAGATATAAAAAACTTAATCCAACTCAACATTTCTTATTTAAAAGAGTGTTACACGGATTGAAGATGTACAAGAAAGAAGAAATTGCAATGATGCATTGGGATAAAAAAAGAAGAATAACTAAAGTATGGAAACGTTCACAAAATGTAATTAACAAATGGAAACAATTGTTATCTTATAAAGATTCAAATAAAATATTTAGTATCTTTGAACACAGTCCATTAGCTAAAAGTTTTATTAATACTCCATTTGTCTATATGCCTGATTATATAAACAAATTACCATTTAGTGCTTTTGGAATAGGATATGAACATTTAATAATAAAGTTTATATCTGAGGGTTTACTACCTAAGAACTTTTTTACTATTAAATGAAAGCTAAAAAGAAATATTGCGTTGGTTGTGAGACAGATCAATTCATTTGGAAAAATGATAAAGGAAACCGTTACTGCAAGAATTGTTGGGCAAGACAATCTGCAAAACCTTTTAAACAAAGGAAAGTTAAACCTCTAAAGGTTAAATCTAAAAAAATGGTTGCCAAAGATACTGTCTACACAATGCTTAGGAAAAACTTTTTAACTAAGAAACCTAATTGTGAAGCACATTTAGTTGGTTGTAGTTTACAATCAACTGATGTGCACCACAAAAAAGGTAGAGGAGAATATCATTTAGTGGTTGACACATGGTTATCAGTATGTAGATCTTGCCACACATGGATAGAAGAGCATCCAACAGAAGCAATAGAATTAAATTTATCAATTAAAAGAAATTAATAAAATGACAAATAAAGAATTAAATTTAGAAGAACAAGAGGAGCAAAATGCAGAACTTAATTATGCTCATTTAGTTTATGACATGAGTAAATCTCAACTAAGAATTGAGGCTATTACTCAACGTGAAAAAGCAGTAGAGTTGCAAAAGGAAATAAATATGATGACGTTTTTCATGGCTGATGCTTCTGAAGATTATATGAATGTACCTTTAGCTCAGCGTTTAGTACGTGAACATAATACTAAACAAAGGATATGAGTAGAGAAGAGGTTCAACAGCAAGCATTAGATCTTGCACTTAAAAATAATAGATGTGGGTTAGGTATATCTATGGGTGTTGGTAAAACACGCATAGCTATACAACACCTGCAGAAATGTTATGATCCTTTTATAAGAGTATTAGTAGTGGTTCCTAAATTAACTGTCCAAAAAGCTTGGATTAATGAGTTATTAAAAATGAATCTTACAGACACTCTATCAAAGCATTTAACATATACTACATACTTATCTATAAATAAACATGAACCAAATGATTATGATATTGTTTATTTAGATGAATGTCACAGTTTACTTGATGGCCATGAAGAGTTTTTATCTAAGTTTAAAGGTAAAATATTAGGACTTACTGGTACACCACCAAGAAAAGGATCTGAAAAATATAAAATGGTAAATAAATATTGCCCAATAATTTATAAATTTTCTGTAGATCAAGCAACAGACAGTGATATTCTAAATGATTATCAAATAATTGTACATAAACTACAATTATCAAAATTAAAGACTCATAAGAAGAAAAATAAAAATGGTGGATTCTGGTATACATCAGAACAAGCTGATTATGATTATTTTACTTCAAGAGTTGGAGATGCACAAACACCAAAACAAAAACAATTTTCATCTATAATGAGAATGAAAGCAATGATGGACTATGGTACTAAAGAAGCTTATGCTAAAGGTTTATTAAAGAATATAGGACAAAAATGTCTTGTATTTGCTAATACACAAAAACAAGCAGATAGAATGTGTAGTCATAGTTATCATTCAGGTAATAAAAAATCTCAAGATAATTTAGAATTGTTTAGTGATGGTAGAATTGATAAAATGTCATGTGTATTACAATTAAGTGAAGGTATTAGCATACCTAATCTTAAACAAGGTATTATTATGCATGCATATGGTAATGAAAGAAAAACAGCACAAAGAATTGGTAGGTTATTAAGACTTAATCCATCTCAAACAGCAGTGTGTCATATACTTTGTTATAAAGGTACACAAGATGTTAAATGGGTTAACTCAGCATTATCTACATTTGATCAAGAAAAAATTAAATATTATAACCCTTTAAATAATTAAATATGACTGGAAAATCAAGAGGTATACTAATAATGTTACTAATTTCGTTAGTAATAATACTTTTATCATCATGTGGTATATATGGTAATATAAGTGATGCAGAATATATGCGTAGAGCTAACATTCAAAAACAAATAGACTTTGTACAAGCAGAATACAATTATACACTTGATTCTCTTTACACTGAATATCATAAAGAAAAATAATTATGGGAAAAATGAAAGAATTGTATATAGCAATGGCAGAAGCTGAGTGGCAAGGAACTCCAAACGAGTTCCTCACTTGGTGGATTAACAATGAAGCTAAAATGATAGATAAAAAAGAAAAAAAATTAAAGAAAATTAAAAATAAATCAAAATGAATGGAATAATAATATTAATAATATTAATAATAGTAACAGCTTTATTAGGAATATGGGCTGTAAAAGAAGGGCAAAGACTAGAAAATAAAAAGAAATAATGGGATATAATGATACACCACCAGAATTTGAAAATATTAGTCCTTGTTGTGGTTCTGATTATGAAGAATTAGAAATATTAGGAGAGTTAGTTTTTAAATGCCATCAATGTAAAGATTTGTTTGATGAACCTGAATTAGATTATGAATATATAGATAAAATGCGTGATGCTCATTTAGAGGACCGTATGGATGAGGAAAGATTAGGGTTATGAAACAAAACTTATTTTCAAATTTAACAAAAAAAGATGGTAAATTAGAATATAATATAAAAGCACAGGAAACTATTTATAATAAATTTATAGATAGTCTTCCTGAAGGAGCTAAAGTAGAAGTATTTGTAAGTGTATCAGGTGACAATGGTACTAATGCACAAATAGCAAAAATACATGTTAGTATAAGGCAACTAGCTAATGATGTAGGTTACAGTTTTAGTGAAATGAAACTACAAATAAAAAGAAGAGCAGGATTATGCTTTAATAAAAATGGAGGAGAATACTGCAAATCATTTGGAGATTGTAGTAAAGAAGAGTTAAATTCTGTAATACAAGAGATTATAGAATTAGGTGATGAATTAGGATCTAATCTTCGTTAGAAGTTTTACCTTTTTTCTTATCATTAGATAAATTTATATCACCAGGAACTTTAGACATATAAGATTTTATATTTTCTTTATATGCTTTTTCTAAGCCAACAGGATCTGGATCACTATTCATTGTATTTAATAAATCAGAAATTGATTCATCAAGTTTTTCTTCAGTAGCAATAGTATGACCTTGCTCTGCAGCTTGATGATTAATTTCATTTATAAAAGTCATTAGTGTCCATACTGAATTTAATAATGGATCATATGGATCATCTTCTTTTTTATTTTTAAAATTATCTTGAATATGCTGCATTACAGCAATAACTTCATCTTCATTGTGTGAGGCCATTATGTAATTTAATGTTTCTGCAAGATAATCTCTAAACCAGCCTAACACAGGAATATCAATTACTGCATTTCTGTTTATAGTAACAACTTTATTATCTGCTAAGTGTTTTTTAGTTTTTTCTAAATTAGCTTTTTTTTGTTTTGCTGTTAGTGGTTTTGCCATTTTTTAATAAGTTTAATTTTTTATAATTATTCAGGTTTCTTTTAACCTGTAATTTAATTAATGAAGGTTCTTCACAAAGTTTATAAATATCTGCAATTGACATTAAATGTATCATGTTGCAAATATATTAATAATATACAAAAAAACAATTATATGGATAAAAAATTAATAGAACACTTTGTAAAAGAGTATGATAACATAAGAAACAAAGATAGAATATATAGAGAGACAGAAACAGTTGGTGGTTTAAAAACTTATTACACATTAGATGATTATTTGGGAAAAGGTTTGCCTAAGACAACAGAAATTGATATATTTGCATACTTTAAAAAATCAAAAAATATGTGGGAATTATTCCAACAAATATTACAAGAAAAAATGACTCCAAATCAATTTTTAGTGCTTTATGGTATGAAAAAAAGCCTTTCAATTCCTTTGGATAATATACAAGATGAAGTTAAATGTCTTCATAAGTTAGAATTATTAAAAGATAACAAACTAACTGCTAAAGGTAAAAGAACAATAAATAAATATGAAAGTTATTTTGTTAAAGCCAAAAAGAAAACATCTATACAATTGATGGGTAAAAAATTTGCTACTAAACTTAATGAGTATAGAGAAATCTTTCCTGCAGGTAAATTACCAAGTGGTAAACCGGCAAGAGTTAATGTTAGAACTTTAGAAAATTCATTTAGATGGTTTTTTGAAACTTATGATTTTAGTTGGGATGAAATAATTGATGCAACAAGAATGTATGTTAATGAGTACAGAGATGCTCAATATATGTATATGAAAACAAGTCAATATTTTGTTGCTAAGGAAGATAAAAATAAGGTTAAATCTTCAGACCTTGCTGATTATTGTGATATGATTAGAGATGGTGTATCAACTGAAGATGATCACTTTAAAGAAAATGTAGTATGAGTAATGATAAACTTTGGAATGGACAATATACAGCATTTAATGAAGCTCTTAAATATATGCTTGATAGGCAAAGTGGTAAAGAGAAATCAATACAAACACCTTGGCCAAAATTTAATGATGCAGTTACAGATGGTTTAGAATGGAATACACTTACAGTTATAGGCGGAAGACCTGGTAGTGGTAAAACACTAATTAAAGATCAAATAATTAGAGAATCATTTGTTCGTAATCCTGGAGAAGACTATAGAGTATTAGAATTTCAATTTGAAATGGTTGGTAGGACTTCAGCATTAAGAGAGTTTAGCTCTATTACAGGTAAAACATATAAAGAATTATGTAGTGCAGGTACAGTGTTAGATCCAGCAACTTTTAAACAATGCCATGAGTATTCCAAAGAAAGAATTAAATATCCTGTTGACATTGTCTCAACTCCAATGACTGTAAATCAAATGAGAGAAACAGTTGATAAATATATGGAAGAGCACAAAGGTCAAAAGACTATAATAACTCTTGATCATAGTATACTTGTAAAAAGAGCACCTTACCAAAATAATAGATTAGATATGCTATTTGAATTAGGTGAATTTTTTACACAAACTAAACGTGAGTATCCTTGTATGTTTATATGTTTATCACAATTAAATAGAAATATAGATAATCCTGACAGAGCAGTAGACGGTAAGTATGGTAATTATGTACTTGAATCAGATATATTTGGTTCAGATGCAATGTTACAGCACGCTGATACGCTAATAGGTATTAACCGTCCAGCTAAACAAAAGATTAGATTCTATGGACCTGATAGATATATTATACAAGATGATAAAACATTAGTATTACACTTTCTTAAAGCAAGAAATGGTGATACTAGAATGAGTTTCTTTAGAGCTGCATTTGAAAAAATGGAAATTCATGAGATGGATACACCACCTCAACAAGAAAGAAGATAAATTTAAATTATTAATATGGGAATGACACCAGCAGAACGTAAAGCAAAAGTTGCAAAATTAAGAGAAGAGCATCAAGATTATTTTATTGCAAATAAAATGGATGATGCATTATATATACCTAAAATGGCATACAGGCCTGGAGGTAAAGATGAACTTCATGTATCTTTTTTTCCTAGTGAATTACAAAAGGAGAAAAATATATATACGGAGTTTGTAAGCATTGAATATGATACAGAAGATCCTAAAAGAACTTTGTATTTAATAAAATATAATCCACATTGGAAAGAGGAGTATGAATTAATTACAAGTAACTCAGGATTTGAAAGACATATCATACCAGTAAGTGAATTAAAAGTAGTAAATGATGTTACAGATAGAATGAATAACATTAAAACTGCTATGGAAGAGGGTTTTGATCATAAAGGAGAATTTGACGCAATACCTAACCCAGAGACTGAGAGAGATATAGTTGACGTATTAAAAGGAATAGAAAAAGCATTACTTAGTATTAATCAAAAATTAAAATAATATGGCACAAAGTGTATTAGTCATTGCAGACTCAGGGACAGGAAAGTCAACTTCAATTAGAAGTTTAGACCCTAAAGAAACTTTCATTATAAACATTGCAAACAAACCATTACCATTTAAAGGTTGGAAGAAAAATTATAGCAATATTTCAAAGGATAATCCTAAAGGAAATATGACATCAGCTTCCTCCGCACCAGGTATAATTAAAGCAATGCAACATGTTAATGATAAAATGCCACAAATCAAAACACTTATTGTTGATGATTGGCAATATATGAGCTCTTTTGAATATTTTGACAGAGCAAATGAAAAAGGTTATGATAAATTTACTTCTATTGCAGCTAACTTAGCACAAGTTGCTAAAATGCCTAAAGATATGAGAGAAGATTTAACAATATTCTTTTTGACACACTCAGAAGAAAGCACTGATGTAAATGGACATAGAAAAGTTAAAGCAAAAACAGTTGGTAAAATGATTGATAATGCTTTAACTTTAGAAGGTTTGTTTTCTATAGTATTATTTGGAAGAGTTAAGAAGACTGAGGATGGTCTAGAATATGGATTTGATACACAAAACAATGGTGAAAACACTTGTAAGTCACCAATGGATATGTTTGAAGATTCCTTTATAAACAATGATCTACAATTAGTTAAAGATTGTATAATCAAATATGAAAGTTAAAATTATTAAAAATGAACAGTGAATTAGAAACAAAAAAAACAAAAATTATGTTAAGTACTAAAGACATGTCTGCAGGTAGTGGCAGAACTAAACCTGTGTTGGGACCAGGTAATCACATTATTAAAATCAATAGTATTACTTTTGATCAAACGCCATATGATTCTGATGCATATAATATTATGTTACATGTAGAGTCAGAGCCAATCACTGGTGAATTTGAAGGTTTTTATAAAGATATGAATAACCAAAGTGCAGGTAGATATGAAGGACAAGTAGGTAGAGTTAGATATAGCCCTTATCCATTTAAAGATACTACATTACCAAGTGGGCGTGAGATTGAAAGAGATCAAGAAGTTCTTAAATCAATGATATTTTTGGCTGAACAATTAGGCAAAAGAGATGCATTAGATGCTATTGAGGCGGGGACTATTGAAGATTTTATGACTCAGTGTAATAAAGTTCTTGGTAATAGTGATTTCTTTAATGCTTGTATTGGATCAAGAGAATGGGAAAACAAAGATGGTTATATAAATAATGATCTTTATTTACCAAGAATGTCTAAAGATGGGATACCTGTAGAAAGTTTAAGTAAAGAGCCATCAAGACTTCTTACTTTTGATAGAGGTACACATGTAAGAGCTTTGGCTAAGAAACAAGCTGACACAAATCAAACTGTTACAAACTTTGAAGGACAAAGTGGAAGTGGTTCAGATTTTGAACTTTAATATATAAATAGGGTGGGGACTGCATAAAGGTATAGAATTGCAGAGAGTAATTACTAGCCAAAACCAGGTTAATACACTTGTTAGTCCCCATTTTGTTTTTTTATTATGATAAGTACAAAAAATTTAATATTAGATGAAAGTAATATACCTAGTACTTGGGTGTTTGAATATTATTTGGATCTCCCAGAAAGATTAACAGGACAGAATGTAAAAATTCAATCTATTTTTAATCCAACTGAGAGAACTCCAAGTATGTGGATATTCTTAGATGCCAAGAACAATGAGTATAAGTATAAAGATTTTTCTACTGGTAATTACGGTAGTAAAATAGATATAATAAAGGAAATATTTAATTTAGATTATTCAAAGGCAGTATTTAAGTTAGTACAAGAGTATAATAAGTTTACACTAGACAAAGGAAAATATTCTCAAGCAGAAATAAAACATCATGCTAAGTATAAAGTGGACTTCTGTAATGGCAGACCATGGAATAAGTTAGATGAAAGGTTTTGGTTATCATTTAATGTGGGTAAAACCATGTTGGAAAAGTATAATGTGAAAGCTTTAGAATATTATAATATGTCAAAAGAAGATGATGACGGTCTTAAGACACTTCAAATAAGTAATCCAAAATTATATGGATACTTTGACAAGGAAGGGAATGTATATAAAATATACCAGCCCGGCCATAAGAAATATAAATTCATTAAGGTTAAAGCTCATTTACAGGGTCTTGATCAACTACAATATAATGAACCATATTTGGTTATATGTTCTTCCCTGAAGGATGCAATGTGTTTAAAACAGTTTGGTTATAACTTAGAAGTTATTGCTCCTGACTCAGAGAATACATTAATAAAACCATATATAATTGAAAATTTAAAGACTAAGTATAAAAAAGTTATAACTTTGTTTGATAATGATGCAGCTGGGATTAATGCTATTAATAAATACAAAAGTATGTATGATATTAATGGTTTTCATCTTAGTTTAAGTAAAGACTTATCAGATGCATACAAAGAATTTGGATTTGATAAAGTACATCATGAATTGAAAGATTTATTAAGAAAAACTTTAAAATTATGAAATGGTTTATACCGGGCAATGTGCCAAGTAGTAAGAATGGGAAAAGATGGACAGGAAAATACCTTATATCAAGTAAAACTGTTATGAAGTATAGAAAAGATACAACTGCAATTTATAAAAAATTAGCAAAATCTTTTAAGAAAGAATTGTTTAAACATGATTTACCTGTTACAATATCTTTTAAATTCTTTAGAAAAAGCCGTCATAAGTTTGATTATATTAATCCTGCACAAACAGTGCAAGATGATATGGTTAAACATGGGTGGATTGAAGATGATAATTGTGAATTTATTATACCAGCATTTGAAAAATTTGAATATAATAAAGAAAATCCTGGAGTAGAAATTAAAATTATAAAACAAAATGGATATAAAACAAAAAATGGAGTTGCAAAAACTAAGAGATCATAATGTTGCAAGACTTGAAGTAAATTATTCAGGTGGAGGTGATGATGGTATGATTGAGGAAATAGAAGTTTATGATATAAATGATAGTAGAATTGAAGGATTGTCAATTAATGATAATTTACAAAATTTTTTTTATTCATATATATGTAACAATGTAGAATGGGATTGGATAAATAATGAAGGTGGTTGGGGTGTTTTAATAATAGATTTAGTTGAAAATGATATTAATATAAATCATTCACAAAGACACACAGAAGATTATGAGTATACTCCTGATAAAACTGATATAATGTCAGTTCTTAATGGCCCATCCTAATTTACATGCCAAATCCTCAGTAAGAAAATGGGGTGGCAAACCTGAAGATTATTTACAAATACATGAATGGTTTGATGAAACCAAAGCATGGTTAGGAAATTCCTTTCACAGAATGTTTAGACATCATAGTGAAGGGATTTTTAATTGTGAAGAAAAATTTGGGAAATCTTTTGAGAACTCAGACGGTAAAACCGTATATACAAGATATGTTGGTGAACAACATGTTAGAGAGGATTGTAATAACTATATACCCTCAGCCAAAGAATGGATACAAGTATTAAATAGTAATGATAAACCTTTATGGGTTATAAAAACAATGAAAATAGATGACTAAATCAGATTATCAAAAATTTAAAGTTATATTATCAGCTAATGGTGAAGATAGATCATTAGGATTAGAAGCATTAAAAAATTCCAATCCTTCAGAAATCCAACTAATGTTAATTGGTAAATATTTACATAATCATAAAAGATATGATTTTATACAAATGTTTCCTGAGATTGAAAATAAATTAGTTCCTTGGGAAGAGTTGTTTCCTATTATTTCTAAATTAAAACCAAACAAAGAAACAAAAGAATTAGTTGAAGATGAGTTTAATAATTCATTAATAAGTATGATAAAACAACATCATAAATTTATTGATGATATAAAAATACAATTAAAATGGTAGCAGAAAAACTAGCAAGAGCTAGCAAAACACTAATATTAAATGAGCCCTTTTACGGGCTCTTTTTGATTGGTTTAAATAAAACAATGCGTAAAGATATACCTACTGCAGGTGTCAGTAAAAATGGTATAGGTATTCAATTATCTATTAACCCAGATTTTTTTATAAGTCTACCTGATAAACATCAAATAGGTTTAATTAAACATGAGTTACTTCATGTTTCATTTGGACATATGATAATGAGAGATCTTTATTCTGATCATAAACTATTTAATATTGCAGCAGATTTAGAAATTAATCAATATATATGGGATGACTATTTACCAGATGGAGGTTTGACATTAGAAACATTTCCTGAACTAAATCTTCCTGAAAAAGCAGGTACAAAAGAATATTATAGACTTTTAGAAGAAGCAGCACAATGTGAAGGTACATGTCCTTCATTAGATTCTTTATTAGGTAAAATGGATGGTGATAGTCAGTATGATCATAAAACTTGGGATGAATTTGATGATTTATCTGAAGCTGAAAAAAAACTTGTTCAAAAACAAGTTGAACATCAACTAAAAGAAACTGCAGAACAAACTGAAAAAAGACAGGGTAATATACCAGGTGAGTTAGCAGGTTTAATAAGTAGACTTAGAACACTTGAGCCACCATCATTTGATTGGAAGGCTTATTTAAAAAGATTTGTTGGTAATTCAACTATTAGTTATACAAAGAAGCTTAGGCGTAAGTATAATAAAAGATATAGTGATAATCCAGGACTCAAAATTAAATTCAAGAATAATATTCTTGTAGGTGTTGATACAAGTGGATCTGTATCTAATGATGAACTTAAAGAATTTATGAATGAGTTATGTCACATGCACAAGACCGGTCATATGATCACTGTTGCACAATGTGACACTGAAATAAATTCAGTAGAAAAATTTAATCCCAGAAAAGATTGGGAAATAAAAGGTAGGGGGGGCACAAGCTTTCAGCCTGTTGTAGACTTATTTAATGAAAAGAAAGGGGTTTATACAGCTCTAATATATTTAACAGATGGTGAAGCATATACACCAGAAAACTGTCCAGCAAATACATTGTGGGTACACAGCACTCGTTGTAATATAAATGAAGAGTTACCAGGACAAAAAATTCAAATTAATTAAAAAAAAGAAAAAGAATGGCACAAGTAAATTTAAACATTGATGAATGTAAAGATTTTGTAAATCATATAATTAAGAACAATAGGTTCTTACAAGAAGGGAACAAAAACCCTGTTGCGGTAGAAATTGTTGGTGAATCTGGTATTGGTAAGACTTCAGCAGTTGTTGATTTAGCTAAAGAAAATGATTTAAATTTTGTTAAATTAAATTTAGCACAAATAGAAGAGCTTGGTGATCTTGTTGGTTTTCCAGTAAGACAATTTCAAATGTATAAAGAGAAACAAGTAACAAAGAAGATTGATGATCTTCAATATACAGCAGCACAAAAAGCTGCAGCGTCTTCACAAGTTGCAGATGCAACTATGACTAAAAAAGTTGGACAATGGGTTGATGAACTGGCTGTTGAAGAATACCTTAGACAAGGTTGGAAAATGACAAGTAAGAATAGAATGTCATATTGTGCACCTGAATGGATTTCAAATCAAAAAGAAGGAGGTATATTACTTCTTGATGATTGGAACCGTGCAGATATGAGGTTTATTCAAGCAGTTATGGAATTAGTAGATAGACAGACATATATTTCTTGGACTTTACCAAAAGACTGGCATATTATTTTAACATCTAATCCTGATAATGGTGATTATATGGTAAATAGTATTGACTCAGCACAAAAGACAAGATATATTACTGCTAATCTTAAATTTGATATTGAAGTATGGGCTCGTTGGGCAGAAGGTGCAGGTATAGATTCAAGATGTATTAACTTCTTGTTACTAAATCCAGAGCTTGTAACACAAGAGACCAATGCAAGATCTATCACAGCTTTCTTTAATGCAATATCAAGTTTTGAAAGTTTTGAGGATAACTTATTATTAATTCAAATGATTGGTGAAGGATCTGTTGGAGATGTGTTTGCTTCTATGTTTACTACATTTATTAATAATAAATTAGATAAATTAGTTACACCAAAAGATTTATTAACTCACGATAACCAAGAGTATATACTTGGAGAACTTGGATCATGTGTTGGTAAAGATGATGCTTATAGAGCAGATATTGCTTCTACATTAGCAACAAGACTAGCAAATTATGCCGTGGTATACTCAAAAGAGAAAACTGTATCACAAAAGATTACTGATAGATTAATTGCACTTTGTACTAAAGATTATTTTACTAATGATCTTAAATACTTAGTTGTAAGAACTATATTTAATGGTAATAAATCTAAATTTAACAAAATGATGATGAATCCAGAAATCATTAAAATGACAATTAAATAGTATGGCAAATAAATCAGTACACCAGGAGTTTAATCCTGATGCTATTGAGCACTTCGTTATTGACTGTGATCCTTATGGGGTCATAGTTGATAATGCAGGCACAATAGAGAAAGTATATATAGATGAGTCAAATTATCTGACTAACAAATTATCAAAAATACTAGAAGGTAGAGATGATGAACCAGATATGACATTATACAAAAAAGCGTTTTTATTTCCTAACTCACCAATATCACAAGATAGAGTTAAATCAGCGTTAAAAGAACACAATATTACATTGACAAATGATTATGAACAAGCAGATTTATATTTAACACATTATGACCTTCATAGAGATCATAACTGTGGTGATAATATAAATGCTAGAGCTACGTTTTCTAAACTTTACAATTTTGATGCACTTGAAGAAGGTAATTCTTTTATAGTTAAGTATTGTGAAGATAATGCAAGGAATGGTGAGTCAGCTAGAGTTATATATTGCAATAGAGCTGAAAATTCTGTTAATCAATATACTATAGATAGACATTCTATGCCTTATGATTCCTGGATGTTAACAGGTCTTGCAGTTAATATAGCATATGATATTGAAGTTAATAATGCAAGTTGTTATGATGTTGATAAAATATTACATCAATCTGCAACTAAGTGTGAATTGACTGATCAAATGGTTAGTGATATTATTAGTCAGATAAATCAAGGTAATGATGGTAAAGAAATGGTTGGTGCAATACTTCCAACTATTGATTATAATAAAAATTATCATTTATTGTGGAAGTTATCACAAGAGATTGGTACTAATTTATATTATTTTAATAGAAATAAAGATGTTCAATATTGGTTGAACGCATCTAATTTTAATGATTATTATCACATTGATGCATTGGGTATGATACAATTTTTAGAACAGAATTCTAAATTATGTAAAAAATCATTTAAGTATTTAGAACCAATAGTAAGAAAAGAAATAAGGATAGAAAACAGAGATCTTTATACTTTTAGAGTAGAAGTAAAACCAGAATATAAAAAATTATTAATATGAAAAGAGTATACAACGTAAACATTAGAGATTTTGAGATTGATCTAGATTATAAATTTTTTGCAAGTCAAACAAATCATTATAATTTAAAATCAAATTGGGAAGAGCATTTGAATTTAGATAACAAATTTGATGATTCACATTTTCAAAATAATGTAGATCTATTACATAGATTTCCTAATCTATCTTTATCAAGAGATAAATTAGCTATTTATGCAGAAAAAAGTAATTTTAAAGTTACAAGAAATAAAGAGTTAGCTGATATTGTTGTTATTTCTAATAAATATTTAGAAAAATCTGTAGAAAAGGTTTGGTGTAAGGTATACAATAAAGATGAAATGATAAATTATTGTGATGCTGTAATAAATAATCCAAATTTAGATAAATATTTATACATTAAAAAGAATAATAATCATTTAGGTTTTAAAAAAAGTATAAGTGATGCACCTGAAGATTCTATATTCATTAATGCGGGTCACTATTGGAATAGTGATAAGGAAAATACGCATCATAATGATATTATAGAAAATTTGAATAAACATTCTGATAGACAATATGTTAATTATTTTAAAGACATTGAAAGTTATAAATGGTTATTAGATAATCAACATAAGATAATAATGGACATTGAAGTTAATAAACTTTGTACAGCAGATTCAATTAAATTATCTAAAGAAGATTTTGAAAGAATGGAGGAATTGATTGGTTCAACTGATACAGATAATGTGTCTATTGGTTTAACATTAATGTCAAATTGTAATATTAAAGAATCAGAAACATTTATATCATTACTTTTTGCTTTTTATTCTGAACATATGAAAAGATCTAAAGTATGGAATCAAGTTAACTTTAAATATCTTAGAAAAGAATTTGAAAATTATATTAATATTACTCCTGCTAATTGGGGTCATGCATATAATATGCTTATAAAAATGCTAGTTAAAGATGATATATTGACATTATATGCATCTAGATATGTTGCAAATAAAATGTTTATAGGAGTTCTTCAAAATAATTTTGGTATTGGCAACAAAGATGGTGTATTTAAAATTAGTGAAGAATCATTACAACTTAGACCAGAAATAGCTGAAAAGTTGGTTAATGAACCTGAAGAAAAATTAAGTGAACTTGTTGGAGCTGGGAGTAATAATGGAACAATTCATGATAATGACTTGCCATTCTAACAATTTGTGTGATAGAGGTGGGGTTTTTGATAAATTCCCTCACCTCTTAATCATAACTAAAACAATAAATATGAAAAAAGATTTAATTAAAGAAGAAGAATTTTACAATAAAGACTATAACTTCAGTTACTCTTCACTGAATAAGCTGTTATTTTCACCAAAGCTTTTTTATAAAGATTATATTCTTAAAGAAAGGGAACTTAAGACTGATAAGCATTTAATTGAAGGTAAGTTACTTCACTTAATGTTTTTACAGCCTGAGAAGCTACATGAAGAGTTTTCTATTGTTCCCAGTAAAATACCATCAGATACTTTAAGAAAAGTATTAAAAAACATTACTCTTTACACAGATGTAACAGAACTTGACTTAGTAGAAGATAGAATTATACTAGATTCTCTTAAAGAAGTTGGATTGTATCAATCACTAAAAGATGAAACTAAACGTATAGCTAAAGTTCGTACAGTTGAATGTATAGATTACTACGCATTTGAAGCTTCTGCAGGTAACAAAGATATTATAGATAATGATATGTTAACTAAGGCAATTGAAAGAGTAGAAATGCTTAAAGCTAATAAAGATGTGATGTCTATAATGGATCATGAAGTAACTGATTTTGAAATGGACCCTGTAGAAATATATAATGAAAAGTATTTAGAGTGTGATTTAAAAGACTATAAATTTGGGCTAAAAGGGTTTGTAGATAGATATACAATTGATCATGATAAAAAAGAAATTACTATAATTGACTTAAAAACTACATCAAAAGGTCTTGAAAAATTTGCAGAAACAGTTGATTTCTATAGGTATTGGATGCAAGCTGTTATATATATTACATTAGTTATTAAAAATTCTGATAAAAAAGTCTCTAGTTACAAAATAAACTTTAATTTTGTGGTCATAGATAATCAAAATCAAATATATGTATTTGATGTATCCAATGAAACTAAATCAAAATGGTATAATGGATTTGAATCAGAAATATTAAATGTGGCAGATTATCATTATACAAATAAAGAATATGGTTTACCATATGAATTTGCAAAAGGTAATGTAATATTATAGTGAAAAAAATATACAGAGAATATTTTCAAAAAAGTAAAGTTTTTCTTTATCCTTTATTAGGTATAAAGAAAGGTGTCAAATTTGTTCCTATCCAAACGTATATATCCTGGAATGGATATTATACTGAGGATATGAACAAGTTTTTATGTCTTTACTCTGTGGATATAAATAATCCTGAATTTAATACTTTTGAAAAGTTACATTTGAGGATGCATCCAAATTTTGAAGAATATCATGTAATAGATGATAAAAATCATTTATATGTATTTGACTTATCAAAGTTTAAAAGAGACATTAAAAAATTTAAAAAAGGTAAGTACTCTAAGATGACTAAAAAATCAAAAGAAATAATATGTAATTTTTTTGGTGAAAAAGGAACAATAGCTGATTATGTAGAAAGCTATCTTTATCCTGATTATTATTGGGATGATTATGCAAAAATATTAAACATAGATATTGAATCTTTAATTAAGGTTGGAGAACTTTGTGATGTACCTGATTTAGAAAGAGAAGACCTAAAAAAAGATTTTGTAAATGTAGAATTATTTAAATAATTGTATATATTTGCACTAATTATAATTAAAAATTAAAAAAATGGCTAAAAAACCAAACAAAACGTACGTGGATGAAAATCCTAAAACAATGATGCTTGTTAAATCAGCATTTGGTAACATGAAAAGTTTCAAACTACTTCCAATCAGCAATGATTGTCCATATGTGGAGTGTTTATTTTCACCAAGTGAAAGAATTATGGTAATAATTTCTAAGTTCCTAAAAAATTCATACCATATGGTACCAAAGTTAGATGATAATGGTGATGAAGTTGCTGTGAAAGGCAAACCTAGAGCTAACGGAAAAAAAATTAAAGAAGAAAGAAGAGCAATGGATACTTGCTCAGAACACTATGTTGTTACTGAAGAAGAAATTAGAGAAATGGTCAAAATGTTTGCAGTTAATCCTGATGCATTAGATCTTGATGAATTCTTTTTAGTTGAAAATGGCATGGTTGGAACTGATACTGCTAAAGATACTGGTATTATTATAGCATAATATTAATCATCAACAAGAATAGGGCCTACGGGCCCTTTTTTTTTTGGATAAAAATGACATGACATGAATCACTGGATAATGGATTATGAAACTCTAAAGAATTGTTTTGTAGGAGTGTTTGAACACTACAAAAAAGATGAGACACATATATTTTCAATTTGTAAATTACAAAATGATTATGAAAAGTTTATAGAATTCTTAAAGCAAAATATAAAAAATAATGAATGGCATATTTCTTATAATGGATTAGCATTTGACGCACAAGTTACTCATAGTATAATAAAGGACCACAAAAATTTAAAGTTAATGGATGGTGAATCTATTGCTGAAGAAATATATGGATATGCACAAGAGGCAATAAAAAGATCTAACAATAGAGAATTTCAAAAATTTCCTGAATGGGAAATGACCATTAAGCAGATTGATGTTTTTAAATTAAATCATTGGGATAATGTTGCCAAAATGTCTAGTCTCAAATGGATTGAGTATACTATGGATTGGGATAATATTTTAGATATGCCTATACATCATGAAACAGAAATAAATACACAAGATCAATTAAATCTTATAGTAGAATATTGTATTAATGATGTTGAAGCAACTAAAGAAATTTTTAACAGATCTAAACCTTTAGTTAGTTTAAGAAAAGATCTTACTGATCAATATAATATTAATCTATATAGTGCATCTGAACCACGTATTAGTAAAGAGTTGTTTGCATATTATTTAAGTAAGGAGCTTAAAATACCTAAGTATGAATTAAAAAAATTAAGAACATTTAGAAATGTAATTAAAATTAAAGATTTAATACTTGATTATATTAAGTTTGATACACCTGAATTTAATAACTTACTTGAAAAATTTAAAACAGTGGAACTTAATCCTAATCAAACAAAAGGTGGCTTTAAATATTCAGTAAACTATAGAGGAGTTAAAACTCATTTTGGTCTTGGAGGAGCACACGGTGCTACTAAGCCTGGTGTATATGAATCAGATGAGGATAATATAATAATGTCATCAGATGTTACTAGTTTTTATCCTAACTTGGCAATTATGAATAAAATTTCTCCAGCTCACTTAGATAAAAATGCTTTTTGTCATTTATATGAGTGGTTCTTCACAGAAAGAAAGAAAATTCCTAAGAGTAATCCTATGAATTATGTATATAAAATTATACTTAATAGTACATATGGCCTTAGTAATGATAAAAATTCTTTCCTATATGATCCTCAATTTACTATGTTTATTACTGTCAATGGTCAGCTTACACTAATGATGCTCTATGAAATGATCATGGAAGCAATACCGGAAGCTATACCATTATTACAAAATACAGATGGTGTTGAGACAATAATACCTAGATCTAAGGTAGAGATTTACAATGATGTATGTAGAAAATGGGAGGAAATCACCAATCTTAATCTAGAACATGATACATATAAAAAAATTGTTCTTGCTGATGTAAATAATTATATAGCAATAGATGATAATAATAAGGCAAAATGTAAAGGACGTTTTGAATTTCAAAATTTAGCCCTTCATAAAAATAAGTCTAAACTTATTATACCTAAAGCTATATATGCATATTTTGTCAATGGGGATTTGCCTGAGTATACACTAGAAAACAATAAGAATATATTGGATTATTGTATTGGTGGTAAATCTAAAGGTGCTTGGCAACAAGTGGCAAGATCTATTAAAAACAATGAAGGTTGTGAAGAAAAGCTTCAAAAAATTAATAGATATTTTATTTCTAACAAAGGTGTTAAGATAATTAAAGTTAATAAAAATGATAATCGTGAAATTCAATTAGAATCAGGAAGATGGATGCAGACACTTTATAATAAAGTAGATGAAAAAGAATGGGAAGATTATGATATTAATGAAAAATATTATTTAGATGCTATTGAAAAAGAAATAGACAATATTATGGGAATAAAAACTAATCAATTAAACTTATTTTAAAATTATGGGATATTCAAAACCAACAACAACAACTGCTGAAGATTTATCTTTAGCACCCCTTCCAGTATATGAGGGGGATACATACACAGTTATCCGTCACAAGTTTGTGATTGATGCTGCAAGAAGTCTTTTAGCTACACACGGCTTCAATATAACTAATGAAAAATATAGAACTAATTATAATTCTAATGTTGCACAGGGTATATATCAAATTCAATCTACACATGATGAAGAGTTAGGAATGATGTTTGCTTGGACTAATTCATATGATAAAAGCACAAGGTTTCAATGTGGAATAGGTGCTCATGTTTTTGTTTGTGGAAACGGTATGATTTCTGGAAATATGTCAACATATGCTAGAAAACATACAGGTAATGCTGATCAAGAGGCTTTTAATCAAATTGGCTCTCAGATTAAAATGGCTAACAAACACTTTATAACACTAATAAAAGACAGAGATTCTTTAAAACAGTGTTATTTAGATAAAAGAGCACAGTCAGAGTTAGCAGGAAGATTATTCTTGGATGAAAATCTAATTGATGCAAGTCAAATGTCTTGTATTAAAAAAGAAATGAATAAACCTTCTTATGATTATAAATGTGACTTAAATAATGCATGGGCATTTTATAACCATGTTACACATGCATTAAAAATATCACATCCTAAATCATGGATGAGTGATCAAAAGAAATTTCATGAATTTATGACAGCAGAGTTGCTTAGTGCTAAAAATTTACATAACTTTGACCAAGATCCAGAAAAGTATGTAGATCCAAATCAAACTTCTTTATTGGATAGTGAAATAGAATTACCAAATGGTGAAGTTATAGATGAACTTGACGCAGCAGAACCAATGAATGAAACAAATTGGGAAGCTGATATGGAAGCACAAGATGAAGTATTTGGAGAATTTAAAATATAGTGCTAGTTGTAATTTGGCCATCATAATAGTCTGAGTCATGTCAGATGCATGAAGGGGTTTGTCTATCAGAAGACAATTAAATGAAATCTATTTGTGAAGATGCCCCTCACATGTTTAAAAAAAAAATAAATATGAAAATAATAGTAGTATGGCCATAAAAAGGCAAAAAACAAAAACATTAGTTACAAAAACAAATAACAATAGTTCAGACTGCATTGCTCCTAACATTATATATGGATGCTTTGGTGGTTGTTTAGATACTTATTGTTATATGTCTAGATATAATGGAGATAGAGTTTATGTTAATGAGAATGTTAATGCAATATTTAATTCTGTTGTTGAATGGGAAAAAACGTATGATAAAGTTCCTAATCAACAAGATCCGGTCTATGTAATGGTTGACATTGCTTGCAATTCTGATTTAGTTTTAATGCAAAAACAGATGAGTGAGCCTTTATTAGATTATATAAAAAGGTATGATGACCACCCAAGACTTAATAGCACTATGGCTACTAAGTATCCTGGTTTACTTAAGCTTGATGTAAATCACTTTAACAAATCTCCAAGAGTCCGTGTTAGCTTAATGCCACAAAAATACTCTGATATACTTGAGCCTAAGATGCAAAACATTATGAGCCGTATAAAAGATATTAACCGTCTTAAAAAATTAGGTTGGGAAGTACATATTAATTATAGTCCTTTAATTTTTTATCCTGGTTGGAGTAATGAGTATGATACATTATTTAAACTCGTAAAAAAACATGCTGGAGAGAATAAATGTGAAGTGATAGCATTAACTAATCATGTATTTCAAATGAACAAAGCAAGTGAAGAAGCTAGAGAGCTTATGAAATATTCTGATGAACCAAAAAATTATAGTGGTGTAATGAGATACCCAATTAGAAAAAAAACTGTAGCTTTGGAAAATTTTAAAAATGTTTACAAAAAATACTTTAATTTAGAAACAATAAGATATATATTTTAATTATGAAAAAATTTATTACATTTGTCAAAAACTTATTTACAATTACTAATGAAAACAAAGAGCTTCTAGAAAATATGAAAAGACTAGAAGAGAAGGAAATACTAAATAGTAAAAATTATTAACCTTTAAAATTTCAAAAAATGAATGAAAATTTAAGAAATGTACAAACGGAAAATGAGCCTAATGTACCAAACAATGTAGTAATGGATAATGATCCAAATATTGAAAACGCATTAATAGAAGATGTTGAAGAAACAACACTTAGAAACAATGCAAAAACAATATACAATGCTGATCTAGTAAAAATAAATGAATCTAGATAAGTTTAAATTACTTCTTGAAGGAATCTTTCATAGAACAGAAAGCACATTCAATAGAAAAAGATCTGAATATGCTCATGATGTTGATGTATTTAAATCACTTAAAAATGGAACTGGTTTTTCATTTCATAATGAACCAGAGCAAGTTGCGTATGAATATTTATGCAAGCATCTAGAATCAATTCAATCTATATTAGCAAAGCTTCCTGAAGAAACACCTAGATATGAACTAATTAATGAAAAATTTGGTGATGCAATTAATTATTTAATTATTATTGAGGGTCTTCTAAAAGAAAGAGTTAACAAAGAAATATAAAACCAACATTTTATATTTTTAAAAAAGTCAATAGGTTTACTTCCATTTCCCTACTGGCTTTTTTTTATACATCCCATGCTTGTGCGGTTGATTGTATCTTAAATCCAGTAATAGTTCCACTTGGACTTCCACTTGTTATAGTCCATTCATATGCAATACCCCACCATTCACCTGCAGCTAGTGGACTTGATAAAGTATAACTGGATGATGTAACGTATATTTGATCAGCAGTTGTATTAAATTGTAATGTACCTACAGTTTCTTTACTAAATACTATAGAAGTATTATTATTAGTTGGTACATATCTAACAACAATTATTTTAACTGCACCACCTGTACCTAATGCGGCAATTTGAGCAGCAGTTAAACTACTTATACACATTGAATAAATAGTAATTTTTTTAAATGCTGCTGTTGCTCTTTGATGAGCATCTCCATCAAGAGTAGTAAAAGCTTGAGTGAAATTAATATCTAGGGTAGAAGAAAGGTAAATAACATTACCTCCTCCAGCAAAAGCATACGGATTAGCTACATTCCAATCACTACGTGCATATAATGAATGAGTAATCTCTTGTGATTTATAATTAATAGGAGTGTTCCAAATTAGACCTGTTGTTTGTGTACTATCCGCAGTCAATACTTTTCCATTTGAACCAACAGCTAATGTTGTGGGACTCCCAGATGGTCCTCCAGCTAGAAGTCTACCTTTAACATTCATAGCAGCTTCATTTAAAACACCAGTTCCATTACCTACAAGTACGGACCCTGTAGATACACTAGTCTTACCCGTACCTCCATCACCTACAGCTAATGTACCGGTTATATTAGATGCACTTAAATCAACTGCTAATTCAGTTGACTCAATCACTATACCACCATTAGCTTTTTGATCAGTTTTTATAGTATCAGGAGACGTTGATGCATCTATATCTATACCATCACCTGCTTGATATGTGGTACCACTTGCTGCTGCACATGCAGTTCCATACGTAATAGCTACACCTGTTATATCT